TTATTGTGGGTGGCAAATTTTTTCGAATATATCAACCGTATTCTTTGACATTTTTTCTGTTGCGTGTGTGTAGGTGTCCATTGTAGTTGCAAGCCTGGAATGACCAAGCCTTTTTTGAACATCCTTCATGTTAGCACCATTTTCAATTAACAGGGTGGCATGGGTATGCCGCAAAGCATGGAAGTTGAATTGAATCATCAATTCATAATTTATTACCCTGCTGCAATATTTAATGCTTTCAGGTGTTACTAAAATTCCATCTTCCTTAGTGCAAACAAAATGAATTTGTGAATCAGTGGTTTTATAATCTTTTGTACCATCAACCGAATAAATCCTGTCATTCTTATCTTTATAGTAATAATTATAGAACTGACCATATTTCAAGCGATTTTCCATTTGCCATTTTTTATGCTGTTTCAGGATATTAACCAAAGTATCACCAATTGGTATTTTGCGAACTGATGAAACAGTTTTTGTTGTTCCAAAATACCATTGCTTTCCTTTTTTAATCAGGATTTTATTAATATCAATAACTTTATTATCCAAGTCAATATCATCCCAAGTTAAAGCACAGCATTCACCAACCCTTGTTCCAGTATGGTATGCAATTTGTAATGGAATATAGAAAGAACTTCCCTGGGGGAATCTTTCAATAATCCTTTTGAATTCATCCTGGGAAAGAACCTTCCTATCAGTTTCAGCCTTCATATTTTCATTCTTTGGAAGCTTTACATACTGCATTGGGTTTTCCTTGATGAATTTATAAGGGAAAACTGCTGCTTTAAATGAACCTGAAAGCACTGACATAATATTAACCAGGTAATGCCTTGTAAAACCCATATTGGACTTTTCATTCACAAATTGCTGAAGAACAGCAGGGGTAATAGACTTCAGTTTATATGAACCAAGGGCTGGCTTAATATGATTTTCAATAATTCTTTTATATCCATCAATAGTATTATACTTACAGTTCATTTCAACATAGTTTTTAAGCCAATAATCCATATAATCAGCAACAGATATTTCACTTGGTTCAAATAACAAACCAGCACTTTCATATTCTTGAAGTGCTTTTCTTAAAGCTGCTTCAGCTTCCTTCTTGGTTTTACCGCCTTTCCTTTCAATCTTTTTCCTTTTACCATCAACCTTGCCTAAATCAAAATAATAATACCAATTGTTACCACGTTTTCTTACTCCACCTTGCATAAGTAAAAACCACCTTTCTTTAAATTGTTCCAAAGGTGATTAAATGCTATAATTATATTGGGTTATTGCATTTATCCCTTTGGGTAAATGTATCCTTGAATTTCCTTTGGTGCTGCAACACCAGGGGTTATTTTTTTATTTAGGGTTCTTCTGATATTTTGGTTGTTCTGCTAAATCTGAAACATATTCACATGCTTTACTTTTACCAATTTCATTAAGGGATGAATAATCTTCAAGTAAAGATGCAGAACCTTTTCCATACTTTTCTTCAACTATTTCTATTAATTTGGCTTCATCAGCAAGTTTACAATTCGTATTATATTTTTCATCCCAATAAGCTGAACCCATAAGGTCAAATGGTGAAACTTCCAATACAACAGCAATTTGTTCTAATACATCAATTGGTATTTGTACTAATCCTTTTTCATATTTCCTGATTGAACTTTCTGTTTTTCCTATTCTATCAGCCAATTCTTTTTGAGTTAAATTTCTTTTTTTACGTGCTTTTTTTATGTTCTGTCCTATTTCAATTGAATTCACATATTCACCACCTTCCTAAATGCTAATATCATAATAACATTACCGACAATAAAATTCAAGGTTTTTATAATAAAAGATAAAAATTTTCTTGACAACGACAATATAATTGACTAAAATAAAATCATAACCGACAATTAAAATAACGATTTGGGGAGGTGTTAAAGTGAAAATCGACAATAAAAAGCTTGACTTATTGATGGCAGAAAAATGTCTTACATCAGAAAAATTATCTAAAATTACTGGTGTATCACAGGTAACCATTGCAAGAATGAAAAATGGTTCACAAAAACCAAGACCAATAACAATAGGAAAAATAGCAAAAGCATTAGGAATTAAACCTGAAGAACTTATTGAAGATTAAGGAAGGGGTGAATAATGTGGGACAGGAAAGAGATGTTCTTTATACAGTATCAGAAGTTGCAAAGCTTATTAAAACCAATCCTGCTTATGTTTATAAACTAATAAAAAAGAATTTGCTACCAGCTTTGAAGCTTGGAAGTTACAAGATAAGAAGAACTGCCTTACTGGAATTCCTTGAACAGTTTGAAGGTTATGATTTAACCAACCCTGAACAAATTAAACAGCTTGAATTGCACAAAGTCAACTAATAAGTAAATTAAACAAACAACAGGAAAGGCGGTGATGACGTGAACATATATGAAGAATTATTCCAAGGTTTTGTGATAACAAAGAATAAGAAGTCCATAGAAAAAATCAAAGGCAGAAACGATTTTAAAACCTTTGACCAAGTTAAAGATGAACCTGAATTTGCTGGTGTTCTAAATGAAAATATCGCTTTAATTGACATTGATAATACTGAAATGAGTGATTTACTTTTTAAGATAGTTCAGGACAAAAAAATTAATTGTGTTGTTATAAAAACAGGACGTGGCAAGCATTTCTTGTTTAAAAATAATGGCATTACTTCTAATAAAACCAAATGCAAACTTGCCATTAGTCTTGAAGCGGATATAAAACTTGGGATTAAGACTTCTTATGAAGTGTTAAAAGCGGATGGAAATTTAAGAGAAGTATTATTAAATCCAGATGAAATTGATGAAATTCCAAAATGGCTAACACCTATTTCAGCTAATATCGAATTTATCAATATGGAAGCTGGTGATGGTAGAAATCAAAGCTTATTCAACTATATTCTAACTTTGCAATCTGCGGATTTTACAGTTGAAGAAGCAAGGGAAACAATCAGGTTAATAAACAAATATGTTTTAAAAGAACCATTGAAGGATTCTGAACTTGAAACAATACTTCGGGATGATGCTTTTTTAAAAGAATCATTCTTTAGAGGCAGTAAATTTCTTCATGATAAGTTTGCCAATTATATAAAAAACAACAATCATATTATCAAAATAGATGGTAAACTGCATATTTACCAGGAAGGAACTTATAACTATGCTTTAGACAAAATTGAAAGGGAAATGTTAAAACATATTCCCTCTTTGACAGATGCAAAACGGAAAGAAGTCTTAAAGTATCTAAATATAGTATGTGATGAAAAAGCACAATCTGATGCAAATTTAATTGCTTTCAGAAATGGGATATATAACCTAATTGATGATTCATTTATAGACTATACACCAGAAGTAATCATAACAAATAAGATTAATTGGAATTATAATCCGGCTGCATATTCTGAAATTGCAGATACTACTTTAAATAAAATTGCTTGCCATGATAAAGAAATCAGAATGCTTCTTGAAGAAGTCATTGGCTATTGTTTTTACAGAAGAAATGAACTTGGTAAAGCATTTATTTTAACTGGTGATGGTTCAAATGGTAAATCTACATTTATTGCGGTATTAAATAAAATTCTTGGTAATGAAAATATATCATCATTAGACCTAAATGAACTTGGAGAAAGATTTTCAACAGTAACACTTTATAACAAACTTGCAAACCTGGGTGATGATATAGGGGGTAACTTTATTCCTGACCCAAGTTTATTTAAAAAAATTGTTACTGGCGATAGAATTATGGCAGAGGAAAAAGGACAACCCAAATTTGGGTTTAATCCATATTGCAAGCTTATATTTAGTGCAAACAGTGTTCCAAGAATGAATGATAAGAGTAAAGCTGTTATAAGAAGGCTGGTCATTATTCCTTTTAACGCAAAGTTTAGTGATGATAATGCAGATTATGACCCTGATATAAAGTATAAATTACAAAGTCAAGAATCAATTGAATATTTTATATACCTTGGAATTCAAGGTTTAAAAAGAGTACTTAAAAATAAGAAGTTTTCAATATCCGATAAAGTTAAAAAAGAACTTGAAGAATATGAAATTGAAAATAATCCTGTTCTTGGATTTTTAAGAGAATGTGAAGATGAAGATATTGAAATTGAGAATGAACCAACAAATGAAGTATATGAACGGTACTGTGGTTATTGTAGAAATAATGGCTTTCAAGAAGTATCAAAAACTACATTTTCAAAACAGTTAAATCAACTTGCAGGCTATAAAACTGAAGTAACAAGAATTAAAGGAAAAGGAAAATTAACAAGAATTTATGTCAAGAATTAGTTACACTTGTTACAGTATGTTACAGTTAAAATTAATTAACTGTAACATAAGAAAGCCTTGATATTAAAAACTTTAAAAGGAATTAGTTACAATGTTACAGTTAATTTTAATTTCTTTATATAAAATGATTAAAAAAAAATTACTATATAAAAAAAAAATATAATATATAGTTACATTATTTAATGTAACAAATGTAACAAAAAGAAAGGATGTATTTTAAATGAAGAACAAAACAAAAAGTGTTTATCAAAGATTGATAGAAGAACTTGATAAAATCAGTGCTTCAATAGAAGAAATAAAGAAAATTATTAGAGAAAGGATGATTTAGATATGAAAAGAGATTTGAAAGACTTGGTGAGAAGAGCAAAAGAATATGGAAAAATTATGTTTAATGATGGTGATGTTTTAGTAGCTGAAGCTGGATACATTGACAAAAGAACAGTTATTGATAAATCAACAGGATTTCATATAGTTAAACCAGTAACCTTTGAAGATGGTTTTTATAATTATATATGTCCTGAATGTGGTGAAATTCATAGCATACACAAAACAAGAGTTTCAAGAAACAAGCCAATAAAAAAAGGCTGCTGTAAAGCAAGAAGTCATTCAAATAGAAGTTGCTGGATAAATGGAAAACATTTAAAGATTAAAACATCAAAAATTATATTAGATTACTAAACATAAAAGAAAGGATGTGAGTTAATGTATAAATACAAAGTGACTTCACCAGGTGGAAGGGAATTCACCTGTATTGCCAAAAATTCCACAGATGCAAAAAGGCAAGCTTGTAAATTTTGGGGTATTCGTGCTAATGATTATTGGTGCGGTGTGTCAGCATTAAAAGCAAAAAAGGAAAGGGTGTGATTACCATAGACCATGTACTTGATGCAATTAGACCACATTATGAAGCCTTGTTGGATTGCTTCCTGGAGGAACATAGGACAGGTAATTATAAAAAACTTAGTGATAATCCTTATTATGATGAAGTCAAAGCCTTAATTGATGCAATGAACGTTTTAAGGAAATACATGGGATGGGAAACCATAAAATTGAAGGATGAAGTTGAATTTTACTTATAAGATGAAAGGGGAATGTAAAATGTTTGTTATTTTCAATCATGAGAAGTTGGAACAAAGAATCAATGCCATGTATGGCAACATAGAAGCCTTTGGGAAGCTTATGGGTATGACCAAGCAAAGAATCAATTCCAGGTTAAAAAGTGCAACAGACTTTACACAATCTGAAATAGAAAAGGCTGCTGAACTATTAGACATTAAACCTGAAGAAATTCCTGAATATTTCTTTGATATTGAAGTATGCAGACCATGAGGAAAGCCATTGCATAATACCTGGACAAGCATTACACAATGGCTTCACATGATAAATATTAAATCCCTAAATTAATATTATCGTGTGAAGCGAACATTTTCAAGATAATTTATTATAGAAAATGCAACAAACCATGTCACATTGATGCTCTGGTAATGCATTATTATTAGTGATATGCTTGTAGTATGGCTTTTAGTAATTAAAAAGAACATTCAAGCTTGTTTCTTGGCTTGGATGTTCTCTTTTATTTTTCCCTAAAAGGCAGGTGGTGAAGTGGAAAATATAGTTTTTATTGATTTCTTAAATAAACTTCCTCCAAATAATAAAATTGCAGTTGCTGGAATGTTAAATCAACTATATGAAACTTCTGAAGATGACCTTGGTTTCATTGAAGACTTTATACTTCATGGTTCACTAATACCCAATAACATTGTTAAGAACATCAACCAAGCATTTAAAGAAGCTGGCTTTCCACAGTTCACTTGGGAAAATTGTAGAACAGACAGCAGGAATAAATGTTTTGATAACTGGTTTGATGAAGTTTAATAAATTAAAAGAAAGGATGATAAAAAATGAAAAGATTTTATGAAACAGAAATACCGGTAGCAGTAATTACAGAGCATGGGGAATTTAGGTATTACAAAGAAGCCAAAAAGTTCCAAGTTTCAAAGGCTAAATGGAAAAGCCTTGATGGTGAAATTCATCATGGTAAAACAGTAACCCTGGATTTGAATGGCTTCAAAGGCAATGAGGATTTAAAGGCATTGTTGAACCAGGTGCTGGCTGACTTGGATTAAAAAGTTAGTAAAAGTTAGTATCCGCAGATAATGCAGGCCCTAAAAAGAAATATTCGGACATATCGGACACCTTAAAAAAGAAATAAACCTAACAAAACCTAACATTAAAGACAAAATGTTAAGTTTTGTTAAGGTTAGAAATATATAAAACTGAAAGGATGGTTAAAAATGAAAATTGAACTTAAAAACAAGGTGGAAAAACTCATTGAAAACTACAAAAAGGTTACAAATGCTTTCTTGGAAGAAATAAGGAAATGGGAAAGCAATTCCTATTACACCAGTGACGCTAAACAGGATGAAATCAGGAAGGTAAAAGCACAAATGTTAAATAATGATGCAGACTTTAACAAACAGCTTTTAAACATTATCAAAGAAGAAAAGGAAGCCATTTTGAATTCTACTATAAAAAAACCTGCTGATTATCAGGTTTTAATCTCAAATGCAATTGGATTCATTAACTTACTTGGCAATAAGCTTACAGATGAAGAAGCTTTTGAATTGGTAAAGCCATTCTTTGGTGATTATCAGACTATGAAACGTTTTTATGCGGTTCTTTCTGAAATAAATGGATTGAATGTTACTACTTATAGCCTTGGATTATTTGATAAGGCTGTAAATAGCCTTGAAATCTTAAAAAATAATTTTGCCAAGTTCTTTGATGCTGGAACATATACAACTAATGGCTTGGCTTATACTTTGAAAGAAACTGCACTTTTAAGTGATATTGAAGATATTGAAAGGATTATTCAAAAGCTTGATAGTATTATTCCTGCTTCATATAAAGAAGTAGAAGCTGAATTAAAAAATGAAATGGTGGTGTAATGTGATATGAAATACCAAGATGATTTACAAAAAGGAATAGTGAATGGTAAAGCTGTTGGAATTAAAACTGGTTCACCAACACCTGATGCACTTAATCCAAATGATGATGGCTATGACCATTTAAGAGCAATAGAGCATGTTGGAACTATTCTTCAGGATGGTAAAGAAGAATAAATTTTCATTAAGCTGCATTGGTATAAAGTATTTTTTATATCAATGCAGCTTTTTTATATTTGGGGGTGGTTAATATACTGGATGAGGCAGTAATCAAAGAAATTCTTAAATCAATGATTATCGAACAATTTAAAAATGGTGGTTTAGTTTTAGAATTAACTAAAAGAGATATAGAGAAATTTAAACATTGTTTAGCTTTAATAAAAGATACTTCTATTCCAGCCAATGAAAAACATGAAGCTGCAATATTTATAAAAGGCATGAATGATGCTTTGAAAAGATTACATGCAATAGCTGGTGAAAGAGAATTTACTATTTTTTACAACTATTGTATTGAAGGTAAAACGAGAAATGAAATAGCAGATGCTTTAAATATTGATATTTCAACGGTTGCAAGGAATAAAGAAAAAGCATTAAAGAAATTATCAATTATTTTATATCCAGAAATTAATATTACCAACATGATGTAAAGATTAGGGAAGGGGTGATTGCTTGACTAATGAAGAACTTATAAAAGAATATCAAGAAGGCAATCATTCTGCTTTGGATGAATTGATTAAACAAAATGAAAATATTGTTAAATTTTTTGCCAATAAATATTATGGTATTGCAAGCAGGGCATTAGTTGATTTTGATGACCTGGTACAAGAAGGCTGGATTGCTTTTATAAAAGCGATTGAAAAGTACAGGTTTGATGATGAAGAACCAATTAAATTTTCTTCATATGCAAGTGAAGTAATCAAATATAGAATGCTTAATTTCATAAACAGAAACATTTGCCGGATAAAGAAAAGCGATTCAAACAGTGAACAAATAAAAATATGCAGTATTTCAGAAACCATTCCAGGAACAGAGGATGTAACCATTGAAGAATCTATTGCTGATGAACAATCAGAAGAACCATTTACATTAATTGAAGATGAAATTGATAATGAGATTTTAAGACAGGATTTATTTGATGTAATTTATACCGTTCTTGGGAAAGGTGCTGGACTTGTAAGAAATGTATTGATTATGCATTATGGCTTGAAAGGTCAACCACAAACATTTGAACAAATAGCTAAAAAATTTAAAGTTACACGTCAATCTGTTCAGGAAGCGGAATTTAAAGCAATTAAAAAAATAAGAAATAGTGAAGCTGGCAAGGCATTAATGAAAAAGTATCAATGGATGGTATTTAATTCTTTGGAACAAGAAAAAGACCAAATAAATCAATTTGCTTCACCTGATGTTGTATTGGAAAGGATGGAAACATTGGATGATTTGTTATATGGAATACTTAACCAATGTTGTTAAAAAAGGTAGGTGAAAAATATCATGAATAAAAACATTGAAATTATCAATGAAAATCTATGGGCAGTAAATTTTCATCATTTACGGTATATTAAAGACCTTCCTTATACCTGTAATGACCCTGATTCATTAGATAAGGCTGCTTCACTCACTGATAATGGAATAATAGTGTTGAATAAAAGTCATGAAATATATTCAACATTGAAACAGCTATTTCCAAGACTAATGCAAAATACTGATGAAGAATTGCTTATGAAAATTAACTACATGAAAGATAAAAATAGAGATGGATATGATAGGGTTTATAAATACTGCTTAAATGCTGAATTAAAAAGAAGGATGGTTAAAAAGCAGTTTAATGAACAATCAAAGGATAAGCCAATATTTAAACGGATACTAAATTTTATTGGATATAATTCCAAAGAAAGGGGTGGAAAGTAAATGGCAACAATAAGAAGTGCAATTCAATTATATGATGGAATGACACCAGGATTAAGAAGCATAACCAATGCACTAAATATTACTATATCCAGCTTTGAAGCTATACAGAGGGCTTCCAGCAATGCAATTGATACATCAAGTATTCAGGCAGCAAGGGCAGAATTAAACAGGGCAGAAATTGCATTTAATGAGATTGAACAGCAAATTAGGCAAGCAGACCAGGCACAGCAGGAATTTAATAATGATATTAGGAATAGTCATGGCTTAATGGACAAATTAAAGAGTATGGCAATGTCCTTGGGTGCTGCTTTTGGTGCTAAAAAGATTATTGAACTTGCTGATAATATGACACAAACAAATGCAAGGCTTGATTTAATCAATGATGGCTTACAAACCACAGCAGAACTTCAGGATAAAATTGTTGCTTCAGCACAAAGGGCAAGGGCTTCTTATCAAGCAACAGCAGATGTTGTTTCAAAATTAGGTTTATTAGCTGGTGATGCCTTCAAAAGTAATGATGAAATGATTGCTTTTGCTGAATTAATGCAGAAAGCCTTTACTGTAAGTGGTGCAAGCATTCAAGAACAAACAGCAGCAATGTATCAGTTAACCCAAGCAATGGCTGCTGGAAGGCTTCAAGGTGATGAATTCAGGTCGATAATGGAAAATGCACCAATGCTGGCACAAGCAATTGAAGATTATATGCATAATGTCATGGGTGTTGAAGGAACATTAAAAGACATGAGTGCAGAAGGTTTAATTACTGCTGATGTAATTAAAAATGCTATGTTTAGTGCTGCTGATGATATTGAAAATAAGTTTAGAGAAATGCCAATGACCTTTGGTCAAATTGGAACAATTGTTGGAAATACATTGCTTCAGACCTTTGAACCAGTAATCCAAGGAATTGGTAAAGGGGCACAATGGATATATGACAACTGGTCAACCCTTGAACCAATATTTTGGGGGCTTACTGCTGCTGTTGGTGCTTATGCTGCAATTACTGCAATTCAAACTGCTGTAACCTGGCTTTCAGTTGAAGCAAACAGGGCTTTAATTGCTACAATGCTTTCTAATCCTGTTTTATGGATAGCTTTGGCAATAGGTGTTTTAATCGGAATGATTTATAAATGGGTTCAATCAGTTGGTGGGCTTGAAATAGCCTGGAAGATTGCCATGAATGGAATCCTGACAGCCTGGGATTGGGTGAAAATCGGATTCTTTACAGGTGTTTATTGGGTTCTTGATTTGTGGGATAAGCTGAGGCTTGGAATAATGAAAGCAAGTGTTGCAATTCAAAATTTCATGGGTGATATGAAAGCAGGTGTTCTTTCCATACTTCAAAATATGGTTAATAGTGCGATAGGAATAATCAATGATTTTATCAACTTGCTGAATAAGATTCCTGGAGTTTCAATTGATACTATTCAGAAAGTAACCTTTGGAACAACTGCACAGATGGAAAATGATGCAGCCAAAAGAGCAAGGGAAGCTGACCTGAAGAATTTTCAGGCTGATATTACAGCAGGTATTGCAAGCCGTCAAGCTGCGTTAGAGCAAATGAAATTAGATGCTATAACTGCAACTGCACAAAGACAAGCTGAAATTAATGTTATGAGAGCAGAAACAGCAGCAAAAGAAGCTAATACTGGTTTTTCATTTGATTATGATAATATGATGAATAATATTGCTGATATAGCTGGGAATACTGCAAGAATGGCTGATTCAATGGAAATAAGTGAAGAAAGCCTGGAATACATGCGTGACCTGGCAGAGCAACAAGCAATAAACAGATTTACCACAGCGGAAATTAATATTGAAATGAACAATGAAAATCATATTAATTCAGAACTTGACCTTGATGGTATAGTTGCTCATTTAGAAGACAAGGTTTACGAAACAATGGTAATAGCTGCGGAAGGGGTGCATGAATAATAATTAACCCAAGGGATAGCCAATAAGGTTATTCCTTGGGCTTTTTTTCGTTTATAGGATAATATCAAATATGCTATAATATTTTTGAAAGTTAATTTTCAAAAAATAGGTGATGAAGCATGTCAAAGATAGTTGCAAAAGGACTTTATTTAGGCAGGGAATGCATTGTTGAATGTTTCTTGGAAGATGGTTTTCCAATTATTGAACTTGATGGGGAATATGATGAACAAGTTCAAAACAGATTTAATGAATTACTTAAAGAAGCACCTGCATTAGGTGGAACATATTATCCACCTGAAAATAGTTTATTAGCAGCTTATAGTGTACTTGAAAATACATTCTTTGATGATTCACCAATAGAAATTAAAACTGAAGGTGATATTGGTAAAATTCCAACTTATGATGTTGATGATATTGTTTATTAGATACTAAAACCTTCTAAAATCGTTTTTAAGGCGTTTTAATATAAAGGATATATAAATGTATTACCTTAACATTTTAAAGCGAATTTAGGGCGATTCTGAAGATGTGATAAGGGAAAATAGAAAGGAATCTAAAGCCAATGAAAATAGAATTTGATGAAAAGCAAATTGCCGAATCAATTATTAATAATTTGAAAAGGCATAACCTTTTAGGTAATACTCAAAATGTTACTGTCATTTATAATGCTGAATCACAGGATATTCTTTATACTATTGCTGAAACTGCGGAACTTATAAAAACAAATACGAAATATGTTTATGACCTTATAAAAGCTGGTTTGCTTCCAGCATTAAAACTTGGTTCAATGAAGATTACACGTTTAGCCTTACTTGAATTCCTGGAAAAATATAAGGGGTATGACCTTACTGACCCATTTAATATAAAGCCATTAGAACAACTTAATGAGGATAAATAA